ATTCAGGAGTAGACTTCATTCCACTTAATAGCTCAGGTAAAACTTTAGACATTAAAGGCCGTGATGCTGTATGGTTGGGACTTAAAAACCGAGCGGTGATTATAGCACATAAAACGGAAAAGTATATTCCCATGTACTCGCGTTGGCGATTATCCAACATTGCGAAGTACGAAATAAATATTAATAATTGCAAACACGATTATTTGTCAATAAAAAAAGCGATGCACTACACACCGCTTTTTCTAGCTACGCCCTGATTGGTTTTTAGGCCATCGCGAAAAGACCCACGTCTGTCAGCCACCCACACGGGACTCGAACCCGAACCAGTCTTAAATATTTTACACGAATTTAACTACAAACGATTGGCAATACAAGCCATCCTGGGAGCATCACCGATAGCGTGGTTATCCTTATCCACCGGGCTGTCAGTTGTAACCATTACCCCGTTTACTTTTGCTTTGGCCTTGGTGTATCCCATTTGTTCCTTGCGCATTTCGGGACAGTCAACTATGTGGAGGTTGTATTTACGCATGATCGAAAGGCCATATTCTATGGAGCCCGAAAATGGGGTTATGGCGTAGACATTGTACCCTGCACGCTGGGCTTCACTGATGTATCCCCGGCCCCCGTATTCTCCGGAAGGGTCGGCCCAAATCGTAATATCCTGATTGGCCTGGATCTTAAGCAGATTGATAAAGTCGTTGGCGGTTGGCGTGGGCTGGTAGAACATCGCCTGAAGGTACATGTTAGGTTTAACGGTTTCGCCTGGTTCAGCGATACGATCAACTCCTACCTTTACCAAAGTTGACGGGTCTACAGTATACCCAAAGTCCAGCCCCCAATAGATGTTCGCGCAGTCTTTCGGGAATTCTTTTATCCATGTGACCTTCGGGAAGATCAATCCTTCCGGGGCCATACGTTCACCCATCCCGTAAACCATCCATTGGTACTTATCTGCCGTCCCTACCTGTTCATTATACTGGCAGCGCTTTAATTCGAGTATGTCTTCTTTCGGGTATCCGTCCGGGTTTTTATCGCAGTCGTAACGTAATGCCGTTTGAATGGCATAGAACTTTTTGTTGTCGTCTTCGTCCTGGGAGCCGAGAAATATTGCTATTTTGGATAGTTCGACCGGTTGGTAAGATTCGATTTGCCTCCTCTCCTGAGGGGCTATCATCCAGTTATCTTTATACGTGGTCTTTAAATGGCCTACATCCTTACGCCCGATCACCGAATTAAATACGTCATGTTCGGAATACTTAGGGTTAAAGTCCCCCCACCAGAACTTACGGCACCGCATTATAGCCTGATCCCTGACGGCTTTCGGAATATCAAGCATTTCATTCATGTACAGATAATCGCATCCTACCCCGAGTTGGGCGCTTTCACTGTCGGCCCCGATGAGGTTTACTTTGTTATTCCATAGGTAAAAGGATCTTACCTCCTGGCGTCCTTGGAATGGCGATCTTAAACCGTTGTACTGCGGTAACCTCCAATTGAAGTCATTATAAAGCGTTGTTTTGAAACTGACATAAGTTTCCCGGATAATGTTAATTACACAGTTTGTTTCGTACCTGGCCCCTATCAGAACTGTGAAATCAACGCTGGAAATAGTCTTGAGTGATCGGCTTGAGCCCTCCAAAACAACCCCAGACTTTATACCCTCAGCCTCGCAAATTTCCTTGTGCTGTTCGTAGGTAAGCTGTCCGGATTCGTAAAGCTTCAGTAATTCATTGCGCCTTTCGAACTTTAGTTCCTGGTGGAGGTAGCGAAGATTGGGGTTTATTTTGTGTTTTGGCACATTTTAAAACCAGCGCCCGGCCTCCGTGATTGCTTCGTTAAGAGATGCACCGCATAACTTCATACCAGACTTTAGTTGCATTGCTGGCCGTAATGATGAATCAAATTTAACTAGGATGAATCCATGTGAAGTGGGTATATAAGCACCAGACGGCCGGCCGTATGCTAACTTGCATTGTTCTTTTACTGCTTGACATACATCCATAACCACCATAACCAAATTTAATTCTGTTTTTATTTATTCAGACGGTGACGCACTATCACTTTCTTTGGTTTCGTCAAGGGGGAATAGTTCAGAAGTTGCCTTACGAGAGTCATTTACATTGACGTCTGACGTATCTTTTAATCCAAGGTCACGGGCTATTATGTTAGCGTTAAAGAAGCCTGACGCGGCACCTTCGAACTTTTGACGGTAAATTACATCCCGCGCCCGCGTAATGACGGAAGAAAAACCTTTACTCAATTCATCGGTTTTACCTGATATGGATGCCTCAAATTGGTTGAAATAAGCCACATTGCAATCTAAATAGCCACATAATCCTTGAATTGTAAGAGGTCTCATTACTGGTAAATTGACTATTTCCACCTTAGATTGATAATCACCGATGTTTACAGTCTTCGCTTCTGCTTTATTGAAAGGGTTATCTATACACCATTGGAAATACTCATGGATGGCCTCTTCCATTAACTCAGGCGTAGCGAAAAGCTTATCCCTTCCGTGCTTGCTTCTTAGCTTCCAAAATTGGTTTCCAATCGGGGCCGGGCTCATACATATTGCATGTTTGTCTTGTTCGGATTCTGGAATTTCATTGAGTGCTAATTTACGTAAAAATTACCCTACTGCTTGTTCTTCAGCGGTCTTTTTTGGAGACTCTTCAAACAACTCGTTAGCATCTTCAAGTATACCTTGTAGCTTCCGTATCTGCCGTCCCAGGTTTGTTTTGATTTCTTTAATCTCTGATATGCGCTTTTCGCAATCGGCCTGCTTTTCTTTTAGTTCGTTGATTTTGAGTTGTATGTCCATAGATGTGAAAAATTGGTTCATTTAATTCGATTTAACGCATAGCTTACAATACCGGCACTTCCAAATAGGCGCTCCGTAAAGCTTAAAGGTGTTGTGTACTATTACAAAGCTGTGAGAGTGCATTACCTTTTAATTGGTCTGCTTAATAATCCGCCTTGCAATACATGATCTATCCATCCTTTATTACGGCCTTTCAAAACCTCATTTAATCCGGCCTGTACCACTCAAAAGTAGGTTGTGTGATAAACTTATGGCCTCTATCTGAAGACATCACAGATAATGAATCAAACTCAATATACTTGGCTTTCGTCTCAGTCTTTACTAAGCGGAGGACTTTACGAAAAGACATATTTGGAACCTCCTTAAGGTACTTTTTAGCTTCCTCATCAGAACAAATAACCCATTCATTAACACACCAATATTGATCTTCCTCCTTAAACTGGTATCCTTCTGGTAGATCGAAGATGTCTCCGGGTGCTAGTTCATTCAATGAGGCATCGGTTATTACCGTCCCATCAGGATGACGGAACACCTGAAAATGCTCATTCATGTTAACAATCTCCACCTTATTAGACTTGCAGGATTCGAGGGCTGCGTTATGGTTTTTAAGCATTCCTTTGCATTTGCAGAAGGTGCTCTCACAAACTAATATAACATCACCAAAGTCTGTACAGTATTCAGGTTCTTCCGGGACATCTCTCAGCCCCCAGAATCCGGTAGTGCCTTCAGTGGGTAAGTATAAAATCTTATCGGTCATAGTTTTGTTTACCCCACAGGGCTTTTGGAATTCCTAATTTAGCTATGCTTTGCTTTTTCCTTGTTTCAGCGGATACCGCTTTACCTTTGTGTGCTTTCGAAACATTGGTTTTACCTTGTTCACTTAATGACCATCCGCGCAGGATAAGGAGAGGAATAAGAGGGAGAGAATCAGAATCTTTTTCATGGTTTATTGGGGGTTAAATTGTTCTCCATTTCATGTCACGAGTTAGTAATGACACCTTTTCTTTATTGTCTAGTCTCCATTGATTCGTGTCAAAATCAAAGCAACCGATGGCGTAACAATCTTTATTGCCATTTACGTCAATTATAACGGTTTCTGAAAGCCTCGATAAGTCTCCGTTGTGTAACCGTTTCCTTTTTGGGTTATCTCCTGAAATATTCCATGCATCGAAAACGGGCGCTGGTTTGTCTGGCATTCCATGGTCTTCAAGAAGTTGGACGGTCTCATGAGGTATTACAGAAATCAGTTTTGATTGTGGATAAGCCATCGCAAACCATTTCTTAAATACTTCCGCTGCCTGTTCGCGATCATCATCCACACTATCATTTCTGCCGCTGTCGATAATAACCAATCGCTGTTCATAAAATGGCTCAACTCCTGTACGTGCTTTGAATGAGGTTAAAATTAACTTTCTCATAATCGTTTGTGTTCAGTTTTTGACGCTGTCCCCCGGTTTAAAATTATTCCCTTCAATTGATCCTTTATGATCCGTGTGTCTTCGCTGTTATGGGCCTTGTCGTGGCATTTCCGGCATAAACAAACCAGATTGCTAACATGGTCCTGTAAGTGTTTCATCTTGCTGCCGAACTTACTGCGAGGCTCTACATGATGAATTTCTACCCCCGATGAACCGCATAATTCACAAGGCATGAAACTATACCCATCAAATCCAAACGCCTCAAGGTAGTTTTTAACATGCCGTTCCAATATCCTATTTTGTTTTAAGCCTTTACAAAGAGAGCCTTAGCGGATTCTTTTTCAGAAAGGTCGATGCCGTGGATTTCTGCGAGGACGTCAACGACACGCATTAACCCTTTGAACATATCACGTTTGTCATTTTGATCAACATGGCTATATTCCTTTCCCCATGCTTCAAATGCACTTTCAATTTTAAATACCTCATCAACACTATATCCAATAGAATCAATAGCTTTATAAGCTCTTATTTTAGAAGGACCTTTAGGGTAATGTGGACGGGCCTCCATCCAATCTTCCGGATTTCCAATGTAAGCACTCGCCTTTACTAGATTTCCAACAGCGCACTTTTGGCACAATCCGAATTCTAGCTCATCATTAATGAATGCTTTTACCAAAACGCTAACTGAATTGTCAAATGTTGCTCTCATATCTTATATTCTTTAAAGGTTAAAGTGATCTAAACTAAATTTCGTAAATGTAATCGCTATGTAAAAACTTCACTGACTTGCCTTTCAATAAGGCATAATCAATTTCGTTTCTGGTTGATGGGCCTATATATCCGTTAACGTTAATTACAAATACTTCATCGCAAATATCAATTTTGCGTTTATGAAGTTCATCGGCCATTTGCCTGTACTCTGATGATCTTAATTGAGCTCCATTAAATGAAGTCGTTTCATGCATGAAAGTAGGAAACAAGGCAATTTCTCTGTTAAGAACAGACTCATATTCAGCGTCCTTAAATGCCTCTATGAATTTACGCGAACCACAGTAACAAACTATCTTTGGCCTTGTCTGACTATCGACATCGAAAATATAACAGTCGCGATTAAGAAGCCTCATAAGTTCAATATACCTATGGCTCCCGGGAGTCACTTTAACGATTATTTTTCATAAAATTGTATGGTTTAAATAAAATTTACATTACGTCCGTGTTTCGATTTAAGTAAGTCTCTTATAATCTCATGCATTACTTCTTTAGAAGGATAGAGAGGTTCGTATCCATCTGAGATAGGAACCAGCCTGAAATCGTCCACATCGAAGTCAATGGTATTTTCGGCTACCCTGTAAGTTCCAAGTACCATGCAGTCTTCGCTACGGTCATCTGTGCAAGGTTCGCCTAATACTTCTTTGCTCCATTTGGTCTTCTCCTGGTAGCGGGGGTCGTTTGAAAGCGTGAGTGGCATTGTGGTCATTTGCTTAAATTATTAGTGAAAGTGTAAACTCCTGAATTCGGGCCGGTAACTGTTAGCGTTTTCATGGTTCTTTCTGATTGATTACGAATCAAAGGTAGTACAAAGGTAGTACGTAAAGCAAACTTTTATTGATTTATTTTTAAAAAATATTTTTTCACTTTTTTAGCCTTACCTATTGACACGCGTACTATAATGTAGTACGTTTGTCTCATGGTAAACAAGGAAACAAAGGGTTACACAAAGTCAAATATTGACGTTATGAAGGTTTTCATGGATATGCAAAAAAGCTCAATCTGGAAAGACCCAAAAGAACCTCTTGATAAATGGATCATTCGTAAAGCAACTGAAAATGGGACAGATAGCAAATGATATGGTTACGGGTTGTTGTTGTGCTCTTTGCGGACAATACTTCAACTACTTCACCGGTTATTGATGCAAAGTCTTTAGCTCTGTGGTGCCCTTGTATTCCTTCTCTGTTAGGCTTTAGGTTGAAGAACCCAGACCAACGACCACCCAACAAACACCAATCCCATTTTGCATTTGGATTTTCCCAGTATCCATAACGGTCTTTACGTTCATCCTTTTTGTAACCGTGATACTTACGCGCATACTCATCGAATGTTTTATAAATTTCTTTAACCGAAACTTCTCTTTTTTCAAGATGATCAGGAACCTTGTGTGAATTTGTTCCAATGCAAATTGAGCCACTGACTTTAAACTCATCATCCCATGTAGATAGCAGCCTGCCGTCAGGCATGACAACTTTGGTAACGGTATCGGTTTCGTAATTATCACGCAATTCATCTTCCATATCATGGAACTCTAAAAACTCTTCAGGGCAATCATCCATATTATTTTCTTGAAATGGTGCGAGTTGTTCTTCTGGATTCTCCCCAATAACCAGGACTGTAAAATGTGACATAGTTTTTTGTTTAAATAGGTAAAATATAGTCTATTTCTTCTGTCTCTTCCACTCTGGAAAAGAGATTGAACCCTACTGTACCAAAGGAGTGTGTGAACTCCATAGCCTTTATACAGCTTGTAGTTATCCACTGAGTAGTGGAGCCGGGGATAGTTATGTAGTATTTACGTCTCATGCAATGTTAGGTAATGGTAGATACTTCCGACAAATATTAGCCGTTGCCTTTTGGTTGGCCTCTCTGGCGGCTTGGCGATTCGCATCAGCAGCAGCAGCAGCATAAGCAGCAGCATAAGCAGCAGCATCAGCAGCAGCAGCAGCATAAGCAGCAGCAGCAGCAGCATAAGCAGCAGCATTTAATTCATTTAACGTTGCCAATCCGTCAGCAAATTTCAAGGCCACTTCACAGGCATTAATTGATCGTTGGTCTTTCATTAAATGGCGAACGGTCAAAGCACAATGAGCCTTAGCTCTTGTTATTAGTTTTAGGTTATCCTCATTGTCAATAGCCGTTTTCTTGAACAACCATAACAACCAATCCCCACGATGACAAGTAGTGAATATTTCAGGCCATGATTTTTCGCCGGCCCAAATACGGGCATCCTCACAGGCGTTTAATTTTATTAGAAGGGCTTTCATATTACTCGGTTATTTTTTTCCCATTCATTACAATTCTCACACAGCATCCAGCCGTTAACTTTCGATTCAAAAAGTTCTTCACACTTGTCACCGCACGCCTCACAGTGGAGTTCTTCTTCTTCCGTCTTGCCGGAATAGATTTGGTAGGCAGGATTGTTGGCAAGTGGGTAGTCACATGAGGAGGTCATGATATTTTTTTACATTCGTAATGAAAATAAAATACTACCGGAATACTGTAAGGATTCTTTTCCAAGATGATCCCGAAACGTGTCGCTAATCTGCATTTTTTCGCCTATTTTGAGGGTTTCAGGGTTGTATATCGGTTTCCTTCCTTCCATGTACGCAAACATCGGTAATTT